TATATCCCATCTAACAATGATGTTCATATCTACGTCATCTCTTTTTTCAAGTGGTGATGCAAGTTTACCTATTGCCAACAATTCATCATTATCATCATATAATCCAATTGTTGTAATATATGGATTAAAATGCGAACTAGTAACAAAATTGCGTAGTCTATAAGAATTAGGATCTCCACCTTCTCTGAGCGAGATGTTTTGAGATAGATTGAATTCTTTTTTACGAATTTTACATATTACTTGATATTCGTAAAATGTTGTTGTACTTCTAAATTCGCCACTGAATCCATGTGTTCTTCCCCCATAATCAAAACTTCCTGTTCTACCAAGTAGTGCATTGGCATATTTTGGTCTTGGATCGGATATGAGTATTTCACCAGACTTGTAGAATATGTTTCCTACAACATTACTCTGATATGCATATCCAAGTCCATACGAGTTATCGGATAATGACGAAATTTGAGTTTGTGTTAATGCTGTGTTATAGATTCTAAATTCATCAATAGATGCAGAAATCATTCCACTGTTTGTACCATTACCACCAATATACATCTCGTGATTATTTGAAACATTCTTTGTCATTTCAAAACTAGAACTAGCATTAAGTGTTCCATTTAAATGAATACTGTAAATGCTTGCACTTTTTTGACAAACAACATGATACCAATTTCCAGGTATTATTGCTGAAGAAGTGACTGTTACTATATTTTCTGCCGATGATTGTTCAAATACAATTCTGTGTGGATTTGGATTTGAACTATTTGTTATTCTTACATCAAACGGGTAGTGTGATGATCTTCTTTCTACCAATGAAGTGTTATATTTTCCGATTCGTCTGTTAAATCCATCATCCAATACCATTGTATTTTTATTGACAATATAGTTGTAACTATTATCATTATTAGACTGTGATGGAGGAACATTAACCCAAAAACTAATAGCAAATGAACTTTTTGGAAGAGGTGTAAAGTTTTCTTTTGATGTTACATGAAGATAACCACCTTCAGTTACCATACAAGTTCCACTAGATGAAACTGGTGCAGTTGTTGGAATGCCAGGTGCAAATCTTATTCTCTTTGGATTTACATAATCTATGTTATTTACTCTATTACTTCCGTCATAAACACCGGCTAACTGTTTATTTCTAAATCCATACTCTCTATACTTTTCATTAAATCCAAGATAAAGAAGTGAATTATCATTTGATATTATCTTTGATGTATCAAATGATAAATCTATAACATTCCCATCACCGTCGTCAATCATAGAATATGAATGTGAAGGATCTGTACTGTAATTTGTTATCTTAAATGATTTTGGTTTTACACCTTCACCAAAAACATCCTGTGGTAGTACAAGTAATGAACCACTAACAGAAAGATTTAATTTTGCATTTGAACTTATTAAGTAAGTTGGATTCCCGTCATTCTTGTATTGATTATAGTATTTGTGATCCATAGAGTACCATAGTAATTTTGGATCTACACTTTGTGTTGTAAACACTCTGGCATAAAGAGAAGAACTTATGTTTGCCACTGCGCCGTAATATAAGTCATTTTCTGGATACAGAACTCGGTATATCTTCATTCCAAAGTTTTCGTAGAATGTTGATTTTCCTGCAAATGTTTCTGTGTCATCACTTGCAAATTTCCAAAGTTTATTTGCTTGAAACGGTTTTACTTCAAAGTCACCACGTTTCAGTCTTTTACGGATAAGTGATATTATGTTTCCTTTTTGAAATGACATTAGTTCATTCTCATGTTTACTTCAAAGATGTATGACTTATTTTTGTTCTTTAACAAAGGTCTTTTCAATTTTCCAATTGCTAAAAGTTCATTATTAGAATTGTAAAGTCCTATTGATGTTATATATGTCTGTGGATTATCTTGGAAATACACAAACTTTAATTGATTTAAACTACCACTGACATAACTTGGGTTTGAAGAATGATTGTATTCGTCTGTATCAACTCTACAAAAATATGTCTGACTTAATACTTTATCATTTGATCTAGCAAAAAATGAACCAGAGTAATTTCTTGCAGTAGTTACCGATGCAGATCCACTTAATGATAAGAATAGTTTAGAAATATTATCACCATCAATTGAAGCAGTAACAGTATTAAATGAACAAGATTGATCTAAAACAGCCCCATCTAATATAATTACTCCCAATTTAGGATAAACAAGTCCCCAAGCATTTGCATCATCATCTGCATAGACTCCATCTCTTTTTGATCCAGATACCAAGTTATATACTTCAAGTATATCTTCCTTATCAGAAGTTGATTGTTTAAAATCTCCACTATCGTCAATCAAGCTGAACAACTCTGTTGAAGTTGTACTGACTTGTACATTGCTTCCAGTATTAAATAGTTGATTAGAACTACCCGTAAGTGGTGCTAAAAATAGTTCAAAATTTCCTGCATCTAATCTATCTTTTAGTAAATCTCTATCTAACTGTATTATATAAACGTAATCTCCGTTTACTCCGTTTTTGAATGGAAATCTATCGTTATCATTTCTCACATCACCAACACACTCCATCATATATTTACGATACATCGTTTTAGATGGACGTAAATCAATAGGACCGCTTGTTAGTGATGAACCAGAACCAAAAATATGTCCAAATGATATATTGAATTGAGGAGATTCATTGTAAACGTCAGGATTTTTATTATAGACTGAAAGATAGTACTTGTCTTTGGTTTCTCCATTAGATGCAGTAAAAAATGTATTTAATGCATCATCGTCACAGTTCCAAATCGAAACTGTTCTATTTTTCCTTATTATAGACGATTTATCTCTTACAAAAGAGAACCGTTTGAACTTATAAATTTGATTATCGTCTTCTGTCAATTCAAGTATCATATTATCTATAAGTTCATCAAATGATTCTACCGATGGGAATGAAGTTTTTGATATTGCAGGATATGTATGCCTTACCAGTACAGGTTTAAAAACTCCTGATGTTGGGTCTCCAACTCTGCCGCCGCCTACAAAAAACTTTTTTTCTTTAGACAGATATGTTAAATACTTTCGTTTTACAAGTTCTTCAATTGTTATGAGTATATCTCTAGAAAAGATATTTGAATTAAGATTTATTAATTCAACATTTTTTTGGTATCTTTCATTAATCTTTTTTTCAAGATCAAGAATACCTTCTATAAAGAATATTTTACTTATCGATATTGATGAAAATTCAGAATTGACATCATTCAACAGCTCATTAAATAACCGCTCAGCTTCATCGTTTGCATAATTTTGAGGGTCTGCAATATTCATATAAGATATTGACATATTACCAGTTCAATCTTATCTTAATTAGCAAATCGGTTTCAAATGTTTTCTTTACAGGTCTGCTCAATTTTGCAAGAGCAACAAGTTCTCTATTACTGTTGTATAAACCAATAGATGTTATATATGTTTGAGGGTTTTTAGCGAAGCATTTATCAAATATTTCGTTTGTTGAACCAGACACAAATGTTGGATTATTACTATAATTAGCCATTGGTGCATATGCTCTTACAAAATAATGGTTTGTTATCTTGTATTTTACATTTCTCGCGGTCATATAATATGAACCAGAACGAGTAAGATATGGTGCCGCAGCACCACTTATGGATGTAAACAGTTTATATGAGTTATCTCCATTTATATTACTTCCAGTAACTGTATTGAAATTTAATATTTCATTTAGTCTTTTTGGATGTAGTACAATTACACCAATATTAGGATAAACTTTACCGTATGTGTTTACCGATGCATCTTCATATTTTCCATCTTCAAGAGAACCCGATATTATGTTATAGGATGCTAGTGGATCATTGTCACAAGTTTCCAATTGATAATAGTCGTCGGAATCATCTATTAATCGAAGTATATTTTCACTACCGATTGCAACATTACTTCCAGTAAATGTATTATTTGCAAATGAATTTCCGTTTAGTGATCCTAAGTTTATTTCAAAATTACCAGCATCTAACTTATGTTTTATTCCATTTCTATTGAAATTTATAACATAAACATCGTTTGATTCTACTGTTGAACTAGCACTAACAAATTCAAATCTTGGAACACTAATACCAGAAGATGCACTTCTGGTTGGTTCTAAGCAAATAAGTTGGTACTGGGAGTATATAGAATCTGTTGGTGTTTTATTTGAATTTTCACCTTGAATAAATACAGAACCGGAGCCACTTATGTGACCGTATGTTACTGCAAAATATGGAATTTTACCGCAAGTTTCACAATCACTAACTTCATAGTAATATTGGTTCGATGCAGTTGGTCTAGTTGAACTTGTGTAATAACATTCCATCATGTCATCGCCATTAAAAAGACCAGTAGTTCCAGATTTTGTTCTGTTTGAAATAATATCTCGTTTTCTATCAAACGGGTGATAAACTTCTGGTCCATCAGTTCCTTTACATCTTTCATCAACAACTTGTCTTCTTACTCCAGTGTGAGTTCTTTGATCTTTTATATCTGCTTTAAGAATAACACTGTAATTCATGTTACCGAAGAAACAACCCAGATCTGCAATTTCTATCTCTTCACACCCACATGAATCTACTAACTCAAATCGTTTTGTTCTTTGAATTTGTTGAACTCTAAGTCCTATTGAAGATAATGAACTTAATTCAGTTGAATTACCAGTCAAATATGCATTAGCGAGTCTTTCGCAGCAATTAGGATCAAAATTTCTAGTTCCGATTGGTCTATCTACGATAGTACCATCATAAATTGGGTTTGATGTATCTGTTATTGTTCTTCCAGTAAATACAAGTCGTGTTGATCCATCACTCATGAAACAGAATGTAAATTCTGGATATGTTGCATACGATACTCTCTGAAATCTTGCAACCTGACCAGTTTGACATGGGAATCCATAAGATTCTAGACTTATTTGTGCGCCATCGTTTAATAAAGAAACTTGTTTTTCTTCACCATCGGTTTTACCAATTCTAGAAACTACTCGATTTGAATCTTGGAGAGATGCCCCTATAAATGAAATTGGTCCAAAATGCTCTCTTGCATAATTTAGCCAATCTCTTACATTTGAAGGAATTACTGTTGTGGATGGAATACATTCTATTGAAGGTGGTGGAGGTGGTTCTGGGTTATTTTTACACTCGCCACGTATTACACATTCGCCAGTTTCAAGAACTAAACCAAGACCAGAAAGTACATTTCCACTTGGATCAATTAAATACTCTCCAAAAATAGGACTTTGTAGATTTTGGAAGTTGAATGAACTAAATTGGTTTTGATTGAACCAATTAACGAAGAAATCTGTGCCATATGTACCGTAACAATTTCCCCAAATTGGTGCACCAGAATCAGAAGTTATTCTTCCATTTCCGAGTTTAAATTTTACAGATGAAGCCTTTGTTGGATCAGATGGACCAACTACTGTACCAAATCCTCCTAATTGAATATCATCAGCTGAGAAATATTGAAGTATTACTGGTCTCTTACCTATAACTTTTCCTGATTCGTCAAAACAATCTCTGTAAGAAAGGACTGCTTTTGAGTATGCAAGTATGATCCATCCAACTTGTGTAGCACCATTACTTATGTATTGATTTTGAAGGGAAATTGTATCCCTAACCCAACAACATTCATAAACTGGTGCTAAAAGTACACATTGTGTTCCTGTTAATGATCTGTGGTCTGGGAATCTACTTAGGTTTAATGGAACTCCATCTGGTCCTACAAGTGAATTTCTTGTACTAACTATTTCGACCATAGGACCTATGTGGTAATTAAATAACTCACACGTTGGAGGATTTCCTTCTGGATTGCCACCGGGTCCGCTTCCTGGGTCACTAGGTCCTCGACCGCCGCCACCAGTACCACCTCTTGATGGTCCTCCTCCTCCAGTTCCACTTGTTCCTTGTCTTCCAATTCCATCTTCAGTGCTTGGTCTACCATCAGGTGAAACGCCAGTTCCAATCCCACCATTTCCAGATGTTCCAACTGGCGTTCCTCCACCAGTTTGACCTCCGCCAGATGTTCCTCTTGTACCAAATATAGTTGCCGCAACTCCAAATGGATCTGATAAATTTACTTGATTAGAATCAAATTGTGGACCTGTAATTGGACCATTATTTGGGATTACCATGCGACCAGTGGGTGCAACATATGCAGTACCTATTGAATTTGATGTATTGTTATTCTTGGCCATAAAAAATTATCACCAGTCCACTTTTACTCGAATAACTGCTTCTTTTTGAAATGTCTTCTGAATTGGTTTACTTAGTTTTGCAACAGCTAGCAATTCTTGGTTATCATTATAAAGACCGACCGTTGTTATATAAACAACTGGATCTGTTATCATAGATTGATATTTTACAGATGCAATACTTCCGGTAATAAATGTTGGATTTATACTATAATTGTACTCACCATTGAATAATCTTACATAGTAATATTGTGAAGATATTACTTCACTCGTTCTTCCCTCAAATCCGTATAATGTGCTATTGAAGGACATTGCACCGCTGATTGAGGTAAACAATCTGAAGGCATTGTTTTGATTTATACTACCTGTTGATGGCGATCGATTTGTTCCAAAAGAGGCTGATGCGTCAAATGCTTTACCATTAAGGACTATTACACCATTATCTGGATAAAATAATCCCCATACAGTAGAACTCGCGGTATATAATCCGTCTGTAATAGATCCACTTCGTACATTAAATACTCTACCACCTTGCTGTGTATATTCAATTGTTGATGCACCTGAGTCATCTATAAGGATAAATACATCATCTCCTGTTGAAATTGATGCAGATGTAGTAGTGGCGTTTAGTTTACCAACACTAAGTTGCCAATTATTAGTATCTACCCTGTCTTTATATCTTGATCGATTTATGTTGACAATGTAAACATATTCAGATGTTTCACCATTTGAAAACGTAAACAAATTATTACCAGGATCTAATAAAAGTTGTTTATACTGCGAGTAGATTGCTTTTGTTGGTAAATCATCTATGTTACCAGTTCCTCTGTTAGAACCACTACCCTTTGAGTCGCCGTAAGCAATACTAAATTGTGGTTCTGCACCAAGGGCAGTGGATGCAGTATTATAAACTTCATAGTAATATCTTTTTTGATTGGAAGACTGATATGAACTTGTGAAGATAGATTTTAAAGAAGCTTGAGTCCCTGTCCATAAAGGAGCGGTCAAAATTTCTTTATCTCCACCGATGACATCTCTGTCTTCAACAAATGGTGTAAATGTACCTATCATAATTTTAGTATTCTAATCTTACAGTTACAGATAGTTCACTATTTAATGTTTTCTTGATTGGCTTGCTAAGTTTAGCAATCGCTAATAATTCTCCCTCTTCATTGTACATACCAATGGATGTTACATAAACTGAAGGATCGTTTATAAATGAATTATCTTTTATACCATTATTAGAACCGCTAACAAATGTTGGATTATTTGAGTACATAGCAAGTGGAAGTGGATTTCCAGCTGGATCTCTATTTGTTGCAGAAGTACCTAATCTAGCAGGGACTCTCACATAATAATATGTAACGTCTTTTACATTAACACTTCTTGCACTGAATCCATATCCTGTCCCTTGTGCACCTGAGCCACTGATTGACTTGAATAGTCGTAATGCGTTGTCTCCTATAACATTACTTCCAGTTACCGTTCCCAAACTTGCAGAAGCATTTAATACATCACCATCAAGTATAATTACACCAGTATCTGCATAAACTAATCCGTAATAATGTGGAGCTGATGGATTATATATACCGGATTCTATACTACCACTCACAAGATTTCTTACAGGTGATGGGATTCCACCATATCCAAGAGAATCATTTGCATCAGAAGAATCATCTATAAGTTTTATGACATTATTTGCACTTGCAATTGTGAGTGCACTTGATGATGCAGCTGAATTCATTTTTGCTAAAACTAATTCAAAATTACCTGGATCTAGTTTGTCTTCGAATCTGTCTCTTCGTATGTTTACGGCATAGAAATGTTCTAATGAGTTACCATTAGCCAGTGTAAATCTAGTTGGTGCACCAATTCCTGTTGGAAGAGATGGATCTGTTTCCAATAGCATTGTTTTATATTGTGAATATATTGCTTTTGTTGGTGTGTCTCCTGTTTGACCCCCTACACCTCTAGACCCAGAACCAGCAAAATGACCATAAGTAACGGAGAATACATCTTCGTCACCACAATCAAGAGAAGCAGATCTCCAAATTTCATAATGATATGTTTTTGAGGCTGATGACTGAACTGAGCTTGTGAAGAAACTCGTAAGTTCACCAAGAGTTGGTCCCCAAAGTCCTTTTGTTATTAATTTTTTTTGTGTATCTGGTTCTACACCAGCAAGCGTGTGCTCAAAAGCGAGTCGAAGACCGTAATCTCCACCGCCAGCTGCTCCAAGAGGGTTTCTTAACTCTATTACCATTTTTTATACCTCAATTACTTTTATTACTGTTATTCAAATTACACGGTCGGATCAGGAAGGATTGTAATAGGGATTACAACTCTACCACCTGTTTCATTTCCTGTTATTATAAGTTTTGTAGTTTTTGCCGAACCAATGCTTATAACATTTGATCTTGCTTCTAGATTAACTGTAATCTTAGAAGAATTCGTTTGTGGTATAACATTAGCCACTTCTGAGGTTGCTGTTTTTGCGCCAAGTGTTCCGGTTGTTCCTACTAAGTTAACTGATGAGTTAACGCCATTATCGGTTGTACCTGCATTCACCATTGTGACATACGTTGAATCTAAGAGAGTTACATTATATCCAGCCGTTGAATTTAAGATTTTACTTAAACCATTATTTGTACCACCAGGTACTCCACCACCATAATAGAATGATTCAATGTCAATAGTCTTAGGTGATGATGGTCTTATTTCTAATGAAGTTCTAGACGCAGCAATATAAGGTATGGCTATTGAATTAATAGGAAGTGTAATCAATGGATATTTCATTGATTGTGTTTCATCTGGAACTGCCTCTGTTATAGGCATATTTTCAATAACAACACCGTAATAGTCTGAACCAAGTGGGTGTGCTGGGTTCCACAAATCGTAATCTACTTCGTCATCTGCTAACGCAAACTGTGTGATATTGAATGCACCTCTACCTTGTGCTAGAAGCTCTCTTCCTCTTTTTGTAAGAATTGCATCTACTGTGATAGTGCTGTTATCTAAATAACCCATGTTATTCTCCTTTTAAAAATACTGTATTTTCTCTAAAATAAATATCATCTTGTTTCTAAATTTCCACCAAGTTTTGTTGTGTTGTAAAAAATTTGTTCTGAATCAACTATTAAAATTTCAACAACGGCTTTTCCATCTGGTGTATTTATGCTTGAAACATTTATATCGGGTCCTGTCAACTTACTTCCTAAAAATCTATGATTTCTTGTACTAGTATTTAAATTTTCTTGATTTTGTATATCCGACCCAGTGAGTGATGCAGAAATGTATGATCGCGAAAATTGTTGAGTAGAGTCCTTGTAATATAAATAGTAAGTATTATAAAATCCATCTCGTCTATACGATGAAATTTGTTCAATAACAGTTTGTGATCTATCTGTCTTACTTTGAGTTACCCAATTATTACCATAACCAATATCAATGCCAGGTGATAAACTAGAAGATTTAACTATATTAAATCTACGATATGTAGAACTTGATGTTATAGGTAATTCTATATCATCTTGTAAATTGTTATAAGACGCATTAGATTCATATCTATCACTGCTAACTTGCCCAACAACACTGTTATAATCTGTTTCAAAACTTGCACGTATTGATCCACTAATTTTTGTTTCTTTTACATTATATGAGTTATCAGTAAATGAAGTTGGTGTATCTGAGGTAAGAGTTGTTTCTTTTACATCATAAAATACATTTAGATTTTGTTTATTTGGTATATCAATTAAACTTTCTTTTGAAGTATAATCGACTTCTGGTTTTTCTTTAACATTAATTTTAACCAAACTCTCTTTATTAACATATTCTACGTCTGGTTTTTGTCTAACATTTGGATCAATCACCGCGTCTTTTTGAGTATTTTCTACATTCAAAGATTTATCTTTTTGTATGAAAGACTCTTTTGATGTGTATTCGATTTCAAAAGATTTTGAAACCGGTAATTGTTTTAATACGTCAAGTGAATACTTTGAAGGTAATTCTTCTTTTTCTAAATTGTATTCCCCTTCAACGTCGTCAATTTCCCCTTCGTTTTCTTGAAAACCAATTAATATCGTTGATTCATTTACATTGTATGTTCCAAAAGGACTTACAGATGAAGACAGTTCATTAGATGATATACTGTTGTTACTATCTGCACCAACATTTCTTCCTATTCCACCTATCTTTGATCTTTCAAGAACGTTTGGTTGAATTACAACACCAAGAATTGGATTACTTCTTGCAGGTAACGTTTGTCTAATTTGATCAAATACACTGAAATCAAAAACTGATATTAACTTCAAATAGGCTGTAAAATCATTTTTGTTGGAATATTTTTTCCAGTAATCTCTTGAAAGCCATTTTAAGTTTGGATATTCATTTTTTGTTATATTACCATACTCTCCGATATAGTCATCGAGTTGTGCATATCCCAAACTTTCATATATATCTTCATTTATTACATCCTGTGGAGAGAATGCAATCATTAGTCGATCAGAATCGTTCGAATAAAAATCAAATGCAGATACTTCAGCACTTCTATCTTTAGATAGACCTCCAATTAATGAACCAGAATCTACACGAACCTTTTCTGTATATGGTGTGTTATTTGCAAGAGTTGCAACTTCCATGTAATAATTTTCGTTTATTGATTCGAATGAGTTTTCATTAAAACCAACAAAAGTTGCAATCTTGGAAGATGTTTCAAAATGTCTTTGATTTTGATTTGGATGTGAACTTGACAAACTTGTTGTTACAGCTACATCAAATTTTTGCCAAAATTTAAACTGTGCCTGTAAGTCATAGTATGAAGACGTTTCCGTGTTTCCATTATATGATCTTGGTGCAAGAACGTGATTATTGAAAGAACCTGTACTGAGATTGTTAGCCCAATATCTTAATTCAAAAACAGAACCAGAAAGCATTTTATCAGTTTGCTGGTTTGAGCCTGATCCAACAAATAAAGTACCGTTAGATACCCAAGATCTGTTTATATTTGGTTCGGTTGAGCCATTTACGGTTACACTGGCGGAACGTTCTACTGCAATCTTACCATACTTAGCAGTCTTTAAAATAAGTTCGTATGTTTGATTTGTTGATGTTAAATCACTGAATTGACTTCTTTTTATTAAAAGATTCAGTGGAACGTCATCATACATATACTCATCTGTTATAGAAGCGGTTTTGTATGTTGAGCCGTCGCCAATATAAAATGTAAGTGATCCTTTCTCTGGATCCGTTCCGTTTTTATTTACTGTTACAAACCAATCAACTCTGTTTCCGACGTTTTTTTGTAAAAGTGTTTGATGTGGATCCAGCCCATATCCATAGGTATCTTCTGGTTCCATTTTCCAACGAAAACTTATTGCATCTGGATATGACCATGTTTCGTCTGATTCAGATACTTTTTGCCAAGGAATGGATATATAACTTTGGGTTGGTGGAGTTGGGAAACTTCCTTTAAAGTTTAAATAGTAGGTATGTTTTTCCCATTCAGCTCTTGGTATTAATCCCAAATCTGCATTATCAGGACCGCCAAACTCACGAATTGTAAGTAAAGTTTGTGGTATTCCATATGCAGCTAATAATGCCTTTACACCACGAGCAGTTCCTTTTGATTTGTAGATATAAGGAAGATTATTGAATATACGTCTCCAAACTTCCTTTGTTCTTTCTTCATCAGATTTTGTAAAATATCTACCAACCGTTGTTTTTCCAGTCCAAATTGGTTCACCACTTCCACTAATTCCAAATGCATATTCCCAAAGATCTTTTGCCTGTGTTCCACTTGAAAGTGTCCATCCAAGATTTCTTGTTGCCTCATAAATTAAGTCTTGTGATAAACCATCTTTTGGATGTTCTTCACGAAGATTCTTTTTAAGAATATGGTCTGTGTATAAGTAAATTATATCAAAGTGTTGGCCGATCATGTTAACGAATGTAACAAACTGTTCGTTATCTCCACTATCTAACAAATGTTCTGGTATAGCCTTATTCAGTGAATTATAATTTTTAAGATCATAATTTACTGACTTTGTAATTAAATCCTTATACCAATCATCTACTATGTTAGACCCACTTGGATATAATTTAAATTTTCCTTCCTTTGTTGCAATATGGTAATCACTACCAGTTACTTCAAATTTAGGATATGGTGTTATTGATGCTGTTTGTTGATACGTGTAATAATTACTTGCGGTTGTTTCATAATACAACCATTTTTCAAAGTTATCAAACCCTGAGATTGTTTTGTCTCTAAGTGATTTTATTTTTATCTTGTTTGATGATATTGAACCAGTAAATGTGTCCAACAATGAAAGTTCATTGTTGTATTTTTCGATCATTTCAACTTTATAAACAAAGTTATCAACTCTATCTTCAGCTGAAGAATAGAATATAAAGTTTTCAAACTCTCTATAATCTACGTTTAGTTGAACTGGTAGATTACTGGATGATATGTATCTATCAATTATTTCTTGAGAAGTTTGTACATTTGACGAAAGTATTTCATTCCATGATTTATATTCTGTTTCACTAACTGTCCAATAATCATAATCCGCTTCAAAGTTTGGACCTTTAAGTGATGGTAATTGTGTTTGTATTTCTTCTGGAATGTTATTGATTGTGTCAATAAATGGTTTAAGAAGTTGTTCTTGAACCCAACACTGGAAATACAAATCTAAATCGGTTGGTAATCCTTCATATAATTTTACGAAGAAACTAAATTTACTACCATCCGATATTATATTTAGTACATCAACTATTTTATTTTCGCCAAAGTTTAAAACTACGTTTGGTAGTATCTCTTTTGATTTTAAGTAAGATAAGACAAAATTTGCAAGAGATTCTTGATCTTGCACAGAACTTCTATCTATTAATGTTAATTCTAATTCAGTTCTATCTGAAGAGACTTTTGATATAAACATTTTTGGTGCATCAAATGAACCAATAATGTTTTTGAAAAAGTTATAGACTACTTTATATGTTCCTGCGGGATTTTCTGATTTATCGAAATCTCTGTGTAAATCAAGTGATATTATAGGTGCAGAAGAATTTGCAGCTGGTGATTCTATTCTCCATGTATCTACATTATATAGTGACGTAAGATACGCACCATTTGGTAAAAACGTATGGAATTCAACAACAGTTTCATCTCTTGAAATTGCAGGAACAAGTGGTGGTGTTTTCTTTAAAAGTTCCAAATCTTCAATAGGAATTCTAACGCCTCTTATTGGAAGATTTGATTCTAAAATATCATCTATATTTTTGTATTCAAAGTTTGCCATAATTAAACTCTTCCACCTCCAGGACTACCAGCACCCTTGGCACTACCAGTATTAGTTGATGCAGAACCAGTCGCACTGGTTGATCCTCCTATTGAACCACCTCCTCCAGTACCCCCACTAGTTGAACTATTTCTCAACGAATTTACAGTAGCTTGCAAAGAAGCTATTTGTGATTTAAGAGCAGATATTTCAGAATCTTGTGATGCATTTTTACCTGCGCCCTGTGAAGATATATTTTGAGAAAGTGAATCTAATGCAGAATTTATACTATTAATTTGATTAGCAACATTTGATTCTAATTCAGATAATGTACTTGATATTGTTTCATTTAACTGATTAATAGTTTCATCTTTTTGTCTTAACTGCTCATCTTGTTGTAAAGTTTCTGAAACAATACTGTCTATAAACCCTTCATGTTCAATTTGTGCGTCTACATATGACTGAACTTCTTCTTGTTTTATTTCTATTATTTGTTCCAATCTTTGAACCTTAGCCGTTAATCCTGTTATAGAATTTTCATTTTCTATTGTTAACTTAGTTAAATCTGTCAAGAAGGTATCAATGTCAGTTACATTTGCCAGTCTATCAAGAAGATTTATTTCCGCAGAAACTGCTTCTGGTAGAGATTCAAAATTTCTGTCCACTACATAATCAAAATCTTTGAAGTAAAATCTTTCATCTAATATAGGGAGTCTGTATCTTCCGCTGTTTTTGTATAGATTTTCAAAAGTTATTGCTCTGTCAAAATTATCTCTTAAACTCTTATCAAAGTTAATAGAACCAGATTCATTCAGTGAAACTTTGTTTTTTTCTTCTATTAATGAATCAAACAAAACTTTTAATTGTTCAGAAGGTAATACACCATTTGATGAACCAGTTGGATCTATTAGTTTTCTAACTATGTAATAATCAAATGTATCTAAATTATATTGAGAAATACTTTCTAATGTATTTTGTATTACAGTAATTTCAGAAGGATTTGTTGAAAGCAACTTCTTGATCTTATTTTGTTCTTCTATAAAGTTTTTAACAATTTCGTATTCATAAGATTGTTTGAATGACTTTAGTCTTTCTAACAAAGTACTTCCAACTTGATTTTTAGAAACTTTCTTTAATACAACCGATTTTGATTTGAAAAAATCGTAAAATTCACCAACAGTTTTGTAGTTTATATTAGGATAAATGTTCAGTATTGATTCCGCTTGTAACGGATCTATGTCTTCAATAAAAAGAAACTCTACTAGACTAATCATCTTATAACCTTGAAGTAGTAATTGTTATCAAATATTTGAACAGTATCACCACCGTCAGTTTCAACTTTAATTACAACACGATAAAATCTTTCAGGTTGGAATGAATCCATCCATAGATTAAAGTAGTTACCATCTGCATCACAACTAAGTTTAGTACCGTTTTGATTAAAAGGTAAAATAATTTCATCGGTATGTGCATCTCTTATTTCATAATAAGAAGATGTTGGTAAATAATACTTTTCTGTATAATATGATTGTGTTGTGTAGGTTTTCTGTGGGTATCTTTGATTAGCATATACTCTTATTTTTGCCTTCTCTGTTTCAGAGTAATATTTTTTTAATCTCACATCAATAATAAGATTATCATCAGTTACTTGAGTTAGACTTCCTGTTACAAATACAGAATCATCCCAAACTACATGAAGTCTTGGTATATATATGGTATTGCTGTCTGCACCAAAAAACTTTAGTGAATGAACTGTTTCGGAAGATTTTTCTGTTAAGTCACTGAACTTAAGTATAAATCCATCATTTTCAAATCTACCAGATCCAGTTATCCATTTTCTAACAATTGTAGTTACATCCATGTATATATCGGATGACTCAAAAGAAAATGATTGAGTACATTCTGCACCGTCCCACACCCACCAAGTTCCACCACCTTTAGATGAAAAATAAGAAGATGTTACATTTGCGGATAAATTTACTCCAAAGAGAGAGTTTGCATCTACCCACAAATCAGAAATTTCGTCCCATTCATATGATTCAATTGTTGGTGGAATATTCCATTCTGAACCGACTGATTTTGATGACTTATATTTCCAAGAAACTCCATCGGTGGTAATTGGTATATTATTATATCTACCAGTACCATTTGTCCAAGAGCCACTCAGTGGGTATGCATATATTTTGTATTCTTGTGGTATTTCTTTAACTTCAGATGAACGAAGTGACAGATAATATCTAGCACTACCAGAATTTATTTTTCCAGAATTTACCTTTGATTGTATATCTGATGCATCAAACTTTATTAAAACTCTACTGTTATAAAGTGAAGAAGTACCAACTAATTGGTGAGAAATTTCCAATATAGAATCTAATCCAGTATTTAGGGATTCTGTTTTTTCATAGATAGTTGCATCTTTTTGAGCATATATTGTGTATATCATCCGAATGCCCTCACTCTACCAATAATGTCATTATCAGGATATTTGATTTCAAAAATCGATGGGTCGAGTGATGGAAAAATAATTCCATCCTTAGTTGCACTTTCTATGTTATACGCGTTTGGAGAATATCCAATAGATGGATCTGTAAGATTTGTAAATCTTACATCCACAACAGTTTGAACACCTTCGACTTTATCTAATTCGGTATAGACATTACTGATTACAATTGGTTGATTAATTTGCCATCTGTTAATGTCAAAATATCTTTTTAGTCTATCAATACATCTAAGGACCACTTGATTACCATTTTGATCTGGCATTGTTATAATATCGAACTCTATACCTAGATTTATTATGTATGCATCTTTTATGTTAATAGCATCTGTTAATATTCTGTGGTACGCTAAATATGTTTTTAAGTTGTCTTTAGTTGCATCATTTATCTTAGTTAACTTATTGTCAGCGTCATATCCTAGAACATAAAAATTTAAAGCCAAAGGATTTGATATTCTTTCACTGTTATAAATTGACTCTTGAGTTAATTGATCATCTTTTGTTATGTATGCCTTTGCGATGGAGCCATACTTTTGTGGAAGACTATATGCACGTATGATGTAGTCTTCCTTCGTTACCGCACGATTTTGTGAGGCAAAATATGCAAGAGCATTTTGACGAATTTCATTAATATCTTCTCCGTCCTTTGCACCTGCCGCTGGTTCTGGGTTTGTGACGGCTAAACTCGCAATTGTTTGATTATAAATTGCTTCATTTAGTCCTGTCTCGTCTAATAATATTGTTCTTGAACTGATACGATTTATAGTATCACTTGGAACATTGTCTTTAATACCACCACCTTGAGTGTAATAAATAGTCAATGTTGTGTTGGTTGGTGCAAGACCGTAAGTCTTCGTGTAAAGAAAGTTTGATGGGTCTATATCAACAGATGCGGCTGATTCTATACCTGTAAGTGAAGAACCAACCAAGTCTGGATTTGGTATTAGAATCTCATCATCAAGATCAGATACACCTGCACCAAATTGTATTTCTAATGAACCATTGGCCAGTTGTCTTGTTATAAATCTTCTAGACACTTTTCTAAGTTTAAGAAGATATGGTGTTTCGTTTCTATGAACAGACAATTGTCTATCATTTCTTGCGATATTTGGTGTTGGTTCAAATATAGTATCTTGTGCCAAATACGGTACATGATACCACTTATTTCCATCAGAATCAATTGCATACAAAACTTCGATTATGTTTGTATCTTCAAGAAAAACTTTGTCATAAGGTTTTGGGTCATTAAAATCATATGTTGCAGTTCTTATTACACCAGAAACAGCATTTACAGATTTTTTTAGTAGATAATATGTTGGTTCTTTAGAAATATCATCATATTCAAATACAGACACTTCTGTTGGATCTATACTACTACTGTGCTTGAAATCTAAATAATCAATCGTTCTAAACTGTGATGTCACATTATTGTTATCAGAAGATACTACCATTCCAGGCTCTATTGCAAATGCGTATGCGTAGTCTGGTCTATTGTTTGTACCACTTCCGATTGCAGGTACAAGTTGAAAAACGTCTAACTTTACATTTGCAGCAATTTTTGTCTTTGGTTTATATCCAAGAGACTGTGCAATGTTCAAAATATTCTGACGTTCTGTTGATTGAAGTATCAATGACTCTTGAAGAGTGGTATCGGTATAATATGACAATACGTCTCCAACGTATGCTGCCATTTCCAAAAACATCATACCAGGAGATGATTCATTAAAATCCTGATACGTGTTTGGAAAATAATTTTTAGCAAAATCAATAAGATTCTGCTTTAACGCTGGAAAATCTCGTGAGAGATACCGTATATCTTTTTTTACTAAGTCCGCCATTATTATACTGCCTCTTCAATGGACAAATTACCTGTGTCAGATATAAATATCTGAATCGGCAAATATATGTTCGTTCCTACGATTTGAAGTTCCAACTTTATTCCTATGGCATGAGATGGATCATTTACTCTTCCATCTTCGGTCATGTTCAGATTTACTTCTAAGTTTGTTATACTTAAATAGGGAAGCCATGTTGATATTGCAGAGATTATTTCACCACGAATTCTATCACCAAATTCACTTTCACTTGTTATATTTTCAAACAAAATAAAACGTAACTCTGTTCCAAAATCTGGTTGCATATACCTTTCACCCTTTGCAGTGAGTAAAAGGTTTTTTACATTAGAAAAAACCTGAACTCTGTTGGTGTAACTTTGATAAAAAACTCCATTTGGATTATTGAATGGTATAGTTACGCCAATAGGTTTAGTATATTGGTTTATAGATGAACTAGGTTCATTTATAACGATCGTTTTTCTTCTGTATATAGCCAATTATCAACTCCCTTTTTTCTCATTGATTTTTGCCATTAGTGCCGAATAATCTCTTGTAAGAGCCTGTGCCACTTCTGGTGCAATTTCATCTGGTGAAATACCACTCGGTATTGCACCGTAATTTGAAGAATGTCCTTGAACATTATCAGATGTAAATCTAAATTCGTTTTCCATGTCCGAGCTTTCTTCTAAGGTTCTTCTTGTTTCATTTAGAATATCTTGAATACTTGAGAAATTACCACTCGGTTGTGGTTTCTTTTTTTCTACTGGTTTTTGAACCTTCTGATACATGGATAGTCCCTGTTGAATGGTCTCATTAGTAGATTTTTTCTTTGATTCATTTTGTTGCTTTTTGAGTGCATATTCTATTTCTTCTCTAATAATAGATCTGATTTCTTTTAAAAAACTTTTGCTATCCATTTTTACATCCTTATTATTTTAGTTTATTATAAAAATATTGTGCCCATTTATGACGTGGTTGATAACCATCAGAACTTCCCTTTACTATACCTGTTATAGTTTTTGTAGTTGCAGGACTAACTGTATTTACCAATAGTTTACTTTTTCCTCTAAAAAATTCAAGTGAAGTTATAACTGCCCATATTGGATCTTTTGGATTTGCAGTTATATCTGGATATATTATGAAATGTCCTGATTCTACGGATCTCTTTTTTGCGCCTGGTGGATCATTTTTTGGATCGGATCCTTCCACTATTGGTCTAAAATCATCATATCCAGTTATTGCCTTTGCTTTTGACTCACCGGCTTCGTTTCTTCCTGCAAATTTTTCGTCAAATCTAATAAACTTTGGTTTATGTGTACTTTGTATAAGTCCGTGACCTCTATAAGTATATCCTTCTGTTGTTCCGATGTTTCCATCTTTCGCTGGGGATATTTTGTTAAACGTGTTACCGTCTCTACCAGATCTACCTTGACGAGCTTCATTTCTGCCACCGTACATAATATCTGGCCATGCGTTTAACGAACCAGGTGGTCTCTTTACAACTTCTTTAGCTTCTCTTAAACTTATTCTGTTTGAAAAAACCTCAGCAAGTCTTGATGCACTGTACCGAGTTCCTTCTGTTTTCGGATATAGTCCAGATTCTGCCATACATTGTGCTAAAAAATTTGCAAGTCTTTCTGGTGTATCTAAATTATATGGATCATTCACCATTAATGGTAGTGCATCGACGATATATTTAGGAGTATGTTTATCAGAACTGAGAGCAGATGTTGCTTTTGCTAGAAACCCTTGTTTTTCTTTTGGTGTCTTAGTTGCCTTCAGTGCCTCTTTTGCTTCTTTTGTAAATTCCGCCGCCGTTTTTCCAGATTTAGGACTTTGACCGCCTTTTTCTTTTGCTTTTGATTTTTCTATTTCAGGGGATTTATATTGCTGCCCAGGATTATTTGTTTGATTTTTAGATCTGGGTCCAGTTCGGGGACCTGCAACTGGTTCTTCCTCTTCAATCAATAAATCATTAAAATTATCAATACGATCATCAGATAAAGTTTTTTTATCCTGAGTAGTTGTTCTTGGTTTTGTGTCTTGTATTGTATTTAACTGTGCCATTTGTTATTCCTGTTTGTCATAGTTTATCTTATCTCTTAAACCTTGACTATCAAATGAACTATCAGGTCGTTTATTTCCACCATCTTCAGATGGCGTTGCATCTAAATATTGTTGATAACGTTTATCAAACTCCCATGTTTCAGGATTATTACCACGTACACCATAAACAGTAGCTTGTTGACCAGTAGATGCATCCTCTGTTTCTGTTGGATCTTGTAGTGTTGCACCAGCTCCAGTGACTCCAGTTGGTTCAAATTTCTCTGACAAGTCTGTTCCACTTATATCTGTCTTCTTACGTGGTGGCTCTTGTCCTGATTCTCTTTGTTCCTTAACAGACTCTCTATCTTCGGCAGCTGCTCTTGAATCTTCTGAAGGTCCGTTTGATTTTTCATTTACGAATGCCAAACGAGACTGTAATTTTTCAATCTCTCTTTGAAGCTGTAAAAGATTTGTTTTTACTTCTAAAAATGCAGGAGTATTTATTGGAGGACCCGAAGGACCTACACCCGTTGGAACTGTTATTTGTGTGGTGGTTGTTATAAATTTGGATATTATATCACATAGTTTATCCAACCAGTCCATAGTTCTATCTCCAAGAAGAACAGGAGAAGTGGCATTCAATCCTAGATTTATTCTTTTAGATTCAATTTCTACTATTTCTTTACCATCTAATGAAATTACTTTTTCAGATGAAAGACCAATACTCTCTTTACTATATGCAATTATTTCTTGTTTTTTTGCGTTAAAGATTAATCTATCAGAAGAAATTATTACTTGATTACCACCGAACTCATTTTTTTTGTACAACTCAACTTCTTTATCTTTTATAGATGGAGTATATGTGGATGCCTGTTTAAATCTAACAGATTGACCTGATGTCATCCATATTGATGAATCATCTTCATCTGGGTTTTCAGATATAAACTCGTTGTACTTTTTATTTTTAGGATTTGTACCGTTTGATATTATAACAATCGGATTGCCTGTTTCCCCAAGTCCTTTCTGCCATACTGGTTTAACTGGATATGTTCTTCTCTCATCAACAGTCGAACCAAATCGTATTGATTGACCCCATCTACCTTCAAGGATAATATCACCAGAGTATGGTTGTAAAGGAGAAACATCCAGTCTTTCTGGAAAAGCTGGATCAATAGTTGATTTTACGTCTAATCTTTTATTGGTTGAGGTGTTTACCCCGTCTTGTGCATTTTGTCTTTTTTTACTATCTTTTGCACTTAACTTTTTATTAGTTTCATTTACTCCAGGCAAACCATTATGGTGAACCGAGCTTTGTATAGATACAGGATTTGTATAATAGTATTCCTGTGTTGTTCCGAAGTAACTATTGTAAGCAGTTGGTGCTTTTAACAACATAACTACTTCACCAATTATAGGTATGTTCTTTATATTTGCATCTAATGCACGAGCTTGGATGAGATTATACGAAGCCTGTGATCCAAACGCACCTATAATTTTACAAACGATTGTATAGAGCTTTTCTTTATTCTTGCCATTAAAGTCAACGTCAACTACCTCGGCAGGTACTAGCTCATATTCCTTCCCGTTTATTATGGTCTTTTGGGGGTTCATTTACTTTATTTTCCTCTACCTCATCTCCGATGGATTTAATCTCTTTTAAAAGAGCGTCTTTTTCTTCGTCTGTTAAGAACGAATTACCTTCTTCACCTTTATTGTTAACCATTCGCTGAACAACTGCGGCTAATTTTACAAGATGTTCATCATTCTTTACAGCAACTTCCATATAATCTTTAATAACAGGAACTAGAATTGCCGCATCATTTATTCCTTGAATCAGGGGTTTTAAGTCTGCAATCAATAGATTAATCTGACGATCTTTCTTCTTTTGATTCTCGTAAATATCTTTCAATAGATCCGAGAATTTTTTGTTTCCAAATATTTCTGTATCAAAGCTCATATACTATAATTATGTTAGTCTTCAATAATGTCTTTAAGGTCGTACCAATCCAAATCTACTATATCAGTTCCATCACAATATTCCTGATAGAGTCTCATATAGATATTCTTCACTTGTGTTATAACATTTGTTATATACTGTGTTTTTACACCAGTTCGTTCTCTAATCAGAATATATAATGCCTTTTTATTGTAATTTTCTATGTTATCTCTTGTTTTAAAAAGATAGATTATAGAATCTGCAACTTGTATGTCTCTGTTTTTTGTGAAAATTAGTGATAAATACTTTTCCATCAAATTCACAAATATATTTATAAAGTCGGATTGTTCATCTATGAATTCACTTCTTAAATGTTCATTTACAACATTTCTTTCTCTATCAATCGTTTCAACGTCATATTTCTTTTTATACTGATAATAGTTTTTGTTATTCTCGGCTATTAGATAATTCTTTGCAACTATCGAAAAATAAGAAAATGCTTTACCGTTACCTTCTTTGTATTTGTCTATCTTTTCATGTAAGAATGTGACCACTTCGTGTTTTACATCTTCATGTGATACATCAAAGTTATAGAACTTAAAACGGTGTATCATTATCTCTGCCATCTTATAAAATGCAGGATGTATTCTTTCAGTATATATCTTATTTCTTACATCTTTATCTTCGCATTTTATGTATTCTATTATTGCGTTTTCAGTTTCTTGTGTGAAATAGATGTTTTGTTTTTTTCTTTTAGTTTCCATCAAAATCCCCCTATTTCACCGACTATTTTTGATTTTATGTTGTTATTCTCATCATCATCGTTATCATCATCTTTATTTTGAATTTCAAGATAAACTGCAATATCATTGATAATTTTCTTGAGTTCTTTAAAGAAATGACCCACTTCATCATCTGATTCAAAAGCACCAATCCTATCTAATTGTTTTAGATAGGATTGATGACTTAATACACGAGTTCTTATTGCGATAATGAAATCAACATTTTCTTGTGCAATATCTTCAAGTATCTGGTACTTTGTATAAAGATTATATATCACATAACAAGATGCCAATAACAAAAATACTAAGAACAAAACAAGGAATACCATATCATCCCCTTGCAAATTTTGGTTCGATTATGGTATCAATTACACCAAGTTGAAGTGCTTCTTCTGGTGATAGATAATAATCCTTGATAGTCTTTTCCTTCCAGAACTCATCATTCTTATTTGAATTCTGACTCATTATTGTTACGAGAATCTCTTCTAACTTTTCCATATGTTGTACGTTAGCCTTCATGTCAGAAGACTTACCATAGATACCAGAAGACATTTCGTGGAACATGATAGTACTGTTCTTAGATGCGCCACGGACTCCTGTACCTGAACATAGTAGTAGTGCAGCAGCTGACATTGCACGTCCTCGGCAAATAGTGTTTACCTTAACGTTTAGAGACTGTAAATAATCAATCATACCAAGTGCTTCATAAACATCACCGCCATCCGAGTTGATTATTATGTTAATAGGTTCTTCCTTTTTCGATTCATCTCTCATGTGTAATATTGCTCGAACTCTTAACATGAAATCATATAGTGTACCGTCTGTAATATCTCCAAACATGTAAATCGTAGAAGATTCTACATCAATACCATAGTCGATTTGTGCAAGAGCTTCTTTCCATTTGACGGGCAGATCATCATTTGACTGTGTGGTTTTTTGTGTAGTTTTTTCTTCCTTCACGTCGTCATCATAAAAATTCTTCATGTTACCGTCTCCTATTGTTTTTCTTTATTTTTTTAGTCGTAACTCTCTTCTTGAACTCGCTGATTATCTTATCTTCAAGTGAATCTTTTTTCTTTTTAGTCCTAGTCTTTTTCTCTTTTTTCTTTATTTCAGTCGGTGGTAGTGTTCCAAATAAATCTGATTGGAGTTCTCCTTTGTGGTAAACATTACCATCCTTATCAACAAATTCCACCATAAATTTCCAACCACGAGGATAACCAGTTGGTTTCTTTTCTTCAGGTGGAGGTGCTATCAATGCAGTACATTTCCAACATAAAGCAGATTGTGTATTGTCATCTACTAATATTTCTTCGTAACAAACTCTACCTTTAAAGTACTTACCACCAGATTTACTATTTTGACACAAAACATATTTCATAACTTATCTCCTAAATGGTTTACTTGGAATCCAAGGGTTTTCTATAAGTTCCACTTGTACTTCTTCCAGTTTAGGTTCTTCTCCGTAAAATTCTTTTTGTCCACTATTATCTTCAACAACATCCGATTCAATCGGAGTGTTAGTTAATATACTACTTTCTTTCTTATTTTTCAAACTTTTATTTCGTTTCTTTTTTTTCTTGATGATAACAACATCGGTGTGAGGTTCTTTTACTTCCTCTTCCAAAACCTTATTTTGAAAAAAATCTGTTTCCTCCATAGGTGGATTTATTTCTATCTCTTGTCCAATCTTACTCAATTCGTCTAAAGTTTCTTGTTGTTTTTCTTTTGAACTCAAGTGATTTGCAGCAATCACCAAACTAACCGCGAGTGGATCGAATACAATAACAAGAATGATAATAAACCAGTTTACAACCACATCCATCGGAATGCCTGTAATTCTACTCAGATAAAGTAAAGGACCGAGTTCTGACGAAAAAGTTTCATTACTAAGAGATAATTTTAATTGTTCTATGTTTGCAATAGAATCTGAAAGTGCAAATGATTTCTGTGTTAATGTTGATATGTCACTGTTTAGATTCTCGGAAGATTTATCAACAGATGCAATATTCTTTGTTAAACCACCTGTCCCTCTTTTTTGTGTCAGTTGCTGGGTGTAAGCATTTTGTTGAGATACGCGAATTTGATCCAGTGATTTAAGACGAGTATTCTTATCTTCCACTGCTTTGTCTAATTGTACCTTTTGTTCTTCAAATAACTTTTTCTTTTGATCGAGAAGAGTTATTTCATTTTGTGTCTTGTAAATTACTTTCGCAGTTTCTTGATATGAGTTTGTCAAATAACCATATACACCAATAGATGTTATAGCCATAAGAACAACTGCGGCAGACATCAAATAAAATTTGAATATTGTTTTTAGCGTCTTAAAGTGGTCATGTAAAAAACTTACAACAACAAGTTTGGATAACTCCAACATTGCTGCCATACCAATAATTGACCAAGAACCACCAGAAAATAATTTAGATATTCCAAATATAGAGTAATACCCAGAACACACCGCTAATCCAATCGCACAAAACCAAATAAGATTTTTGAGGTTGAATAGTTTAAATGTCATATTATTAACTCTTATTGTTTTACCAGTTCTACCGTTTTCTTCCCAGAATAATTAGATACAATTTTTCCACCTTCATACGAAAGAGAATTTATGTATTTCTTAACATTAGATTCTGACGTGTCCCAGCTAAATCTAAGTTCTGTAAAGAAGTCATTTAATGAATCAAAAACGTTTGAATCTGGTTCAATTTCTAATACTTTACCAACATACTTGAAACGTTGATTCATCACACTTGTAGGTATTGATTCAGATATATACGTTTCTGGTGTGATACCTGCAAGTTCTAATAATCTTTTCATTTTCATTTAAAATCTCCATTAATATTACGATATTCTAGTAGTGCCAATTCTTTTGCTTTACACTCTAGCATGACATCAACGTCATATCCATAAGTATTTATTTTCTCCAAAATGTAATCGGCATGAGCCTGTGGTTTATCCTTTGGATTACCAGATTCCTTTGGTTTAGATGAAGAGTAATGAACTACGGGGATGATACCTTCAGGCCACGTTGACATAGCAAGTTCAAGAGCTTCTTGTTCTGATAGACCACCTGTGTTGAATGTGTGGTGGTGATAATCAAACACAATTGGAATACCGATACGTTCATGGATATACATTAGATCTTTTACACTGTACATACTTGCCTTGTCATCGTTCTCAACCGTAAGACGAGATTTGACAGACTCTGACAATCTGTCATAGTTATCACAAAAACGTTGCATACTTGCAATCTTATCACCATACGTTCCGTTACAATGGATGTTTATCTTGTTATATGGTGTATGTGAAAGTTGAAGTAAGTCGAGAACCTTGGCGTGGTTTTCTAAGTCAACGATAGTGTTTTGAACAACTTTCTCATTCGGTGAACAGAGTACGTTGAAAGGACCAGGGTGACACCCTAAACGAACGCCATTGAGTTTTACATACTCACCTGTACGTTTCATTACCTCTGCAATTTCCTGTATGTTAGGGAGGTTTTCTACACCATATTCGGATGCCCACGGAAACATATCGGATGAGATACGGAACAGTTTGATGTTGTTTTCTACGTTCCAATGAATGATAGTTTCCAAGTCCTTGACATTTTGAAGTCCAAGTTCAGCTGCATAATTGATACCACGTTGAAGAAATGTTTTCTTTATCATTGACCGATTGGTGGTGATTTTCTTCTCACCAAGAGTCATATTGATACAGGCATAACCGAGATTCATAACAATCCTATAATGAATAATGTGAGTTCTAATATAAGAAAAAAAACAATGGGAAACAAGAAAAATCTTGTCTCCCATTCAAATAATCAATTTATCAGTTTTTAGATTACGTTCTTCTTTTGCTTCTTCTTCTGTGGCGGTTTATTTTGAGAATTTTGATTCTTTGACTTACCGTCAGAATTCTTCTTATTATACTTACGACGATAACCATCCTTCTTCTTAGAAGTTTCAATTGTCACTTTCGTTGATGGTTGAGCGTGTTCTACATGATTTGTAAGTGCATTGATGATTGCTTGCTTGTCATCAATATTTTCAACGAGAGATGTAACTCTACGTTTATTATAGAACCAAAAAACAAATCCAGCTAATACTGCTGTAATCAAAATAATTGATGTGATTAACATAACAGTTCCTTTATATGTTATATGAAAGATAATACTTGTTTATACAATATAAGTATTCGTGCTCATTAATTCTAATGGCAGAAAATCTACTGTAATTACTATGAACATAATTACTCATGTAATATAGATCATACATTTGATCTGTATTTTCAGATGAGTTATATGTAAATATGATTGAATTTTCTGTAAATCTAAACAATTCATTTATTGTTGAATGGATGAAGTGTAATTGCTGATCTCCATATTTTGGTTTATCGAATATTCCAGTAATAATTGCAAAATCATATGTCTCGTTATTATTTACAGCATAATCTTGCATCGTTGCATTCAAAATATTCTGATATTGTTTTTGTACATCGTTCTTAACTAGAAAATCTATTGTAGATTCTATTTTAGAATTTTCAGATTCTACACCGACGTAATTTACGGACATAGAATTTTTGTTAAGGTAAGTGTTCAAATCAAGTATGAATTCTCCATTTTTATGACCTGCGCCAAAATGAATTATAGAGTTATCATTCTTAATACCAATTTTATATATCTCATCCACTAATTTCATTATTCGTAACTTCCGTAGTAATCGTTAACCTTGTTTCTTTTTCTGTTTTTAATTCTCCGTTTCTTATCTTCTGATGTAGAAAACTCAGCTCTCATCGGATGAGTTCTATTAAAGTTTTGCGTCATCTTCAGACTTAGATCCGCCATTTCCCAGGCTCTGTGTGGATCTTTTGTTGGAGGTAGTAAATGTTCTTCCGATAGATTTACACCATCTACATCAATATACAAATTTTTTTCTGAATCAAAAAGCATCTTTGCAGTTGGTGCTTTCTTCATAACTTTCTTCATAAGTTTTTCTGTTTCAGTCATAACGATTTTTTCTCTCTTATTACTTTGTGATATTTTTCTCTTACTGTTATTATACTATTTTGAATAACTTCACACTTTTCAAATTCATCTTTTTCAAGAAAGTAAATATACATATCATAGAGTTCATCTAGTTTTTGAAAGTCAGTCATTGATTTCATTTCAATGAAGTAATTCGGATTTTCTTCTAACATCTCCCAGTTAAAGTTTAGGGTCTCTTCATAAAACTTCTTTACGTCCCCCATCCGATTGCCTCTGAAATACTTGGGAAGTTCTGAGTGAAAATGTCTCGAATACCATTCGCAATATCTCGGTGTTCTTTCTGTGTATCTTCGAGTGTACGAAGTTCGAGGTAGTGAATCCAAGAACGAAGTGAGCCCTTCATATACATTGTTGTTTCTGTTGCAAGTGGAAGAACATCACGAGCAACTTCGCGCGCGATACCAGCTTCAATCATCTCATTGTAAAGATTTAGAGAGGCTTGAAAATGTCCTTCTACAATATCCGATAACTTTACACCACCGACCCATTCAGGATTGTAAGGTTCGGCAGATGATTGACGATTCTTCTCTGCTTGTTTACGAAGTTCAATATCTTGAACTGTTGTTGCAGAAGAATAACGTTGAGAAAATTCTTGGAATGAGAATGACTTGTGACGAAGAATTTGTGCAGCAATAGAACGGCGTGTTACAATTTCCACG